CAACCGACCAACGACCATTGGAGTCTGTATCCAAGTCGAAGTTACCAGCAGTCGTTGTGTTAACCTGTGCGCCTTTAACAGCAGCAACATAAACACGGCGAACTACTTCACGGTTGATTTCAGCAAGAATTTCCGAACTAAGAATGTTCGCAAGTTCTGTCTCAGCGTCCAAACCGTGGATCGCTTTGAGGTCTTGAGCAAGTTCCATCGTGTACTCGGCCTTCAGAGCACGGGTAACGGCAGTCACCGTTGACTTGTCGATGGAGAACGCCATCTCAGCGAAAGCGTTTGTGGATGTATCACCCAGCGCTTCACCTTGAGCAGTTGTCATACCAGTTGCACTTGTGTAAGTACCAGCAGAAGGACTGTCGTTAAGAACGGCAGGGTTTGTCTCTGTGGAACCAACATCGCCACCACCAGTTGTACCGGCGGCGTTCTGGTTAGAAGCACCTTGTTGACCCGGCATCGCTTCATCAACGAGCGCTTCAGCACCATCCGAGGACAGGAACGAAGCCCGCATTGCGAAGATCAAACCCGTTGGGCCAGTCATCGGCTGAACACCGCAAATGTCATACGCAATCAGATTGGGCATGGCACGGCGAACAAGCGAGATTAAAATTGGATCCCAGTTAGAAATGGAACCACCTGTGGAGTTAGTAGGCGCAGCTTCCGAAAGGAAACTTGCGTCTTCTTTCATCGCTTTTTCTTGGTTTTCAAGAATAACAGTTGTGACCGCACGGCGATAGGAATCCTCAATCTTAGGAAGATCGGGGTGTTCTAGGACTGGCTGCCACTTTTCTTGTAGATGTTCTGTTTGAAACATTTTCGTTTCTCCTTATTATTTTCTACAGTTATTTATAAATTATGCACTTTTTGACCGACTGATTGCCGACATGTAAGCTTTGATGCTTTCAGTCGTATCAATGTCCTGTGCAGTCTCACTATTATCATCATCAATAATGAAAGCCTGTTCCCCGCCAGTTTTCGGGAAATAACTCTCTTTTAAGGTATCAAGTTTTGCTCTGAAGGACTCTTCAGAAACAAAATCAACATCTTCGGTAAGCGACTTGAACTTCTCCACTTCAGTATCAGCAAGGTCATGAGAAACTTCGCTGGTAATCTGTTCTCTTGTAAGAGATTCAACCACTTTTTTCTTCTCAACGTTTTCTTCAATCATCCCGTTGAGTTTTTCTTCTAGTTCAGCAATCTTTTCAGACTGAGCTTCCAGAACGTCATACTTTTCGTCAGGAACATCAATATAGTGATCTTCAAACAGTTGTTTTAGACCAGTTATGAAGTCCTCTGCGATTTCACCCTTTAGGCCACGCTCAATCGCCAGTTCGTTCTCTTTCATCCACTCTTCGACAACGTAACCAAGATAGTCATCAACTTTTTCTGACAACTCTTCTTTAATTGTCTCTGTAGCTTCTTCAAGAGCAACTGCGTAACCTTCTTCCATTCGCACAACTTCACTACGGATTTTCGATTTAACAGCAGCTTCAAAGATTGTCGCTGCCTTGTCTTTAAACTCTTCGGAGAGGTCTTCACCAGCAACCAGTGCGTCAACATCTTCCTTGACGTTGATTGACTTGATTTTCTCTTCGATAGCTTCTTTCTCGGCCTGAAGTTTTGCAAGTTCCTCTTCGGACTTTGCATTGTCTGCTTCAGCAAGTTTAGATGCATGAGCGGCCAACATTTCTTCAATGTCTGACTTCTTCATCTTACCGATTTGCTCAAGTGCTTGAGCTTTCGTCATCTTTGCTTCTCCCAAAACTTCATCACCTTCGGGTTCGTACCCGGCGGCCATGGCCTGTGATTTATTTGGTGTTGGTGTGCCATCGTCTTTACCGTGACCCTTCACCAACTTTTGAGGTTTACCCTCATTTTTTTGTTGAGCGTCACCGCTAACTTCATCACCTTCAGCAGCTGCTTTCTTACCAATCGCTTTTTCGGGACGATCTTCATCGGCACCCTTTTCAACTTTAGCTTCTGGTTTTGCACCACCAAGGTCTTCTTCTGAACCATCTTCAGCATTTTTCTTTACTTTATTAGGACCATCAGCTTTCCCACCCGAATCATCGGGCTGACTGGCTTCTTCTAGTTCCGCCAATACCTCAGCTTCAAGCTCCTCAATTGTTTTATCTAATTCGGACATGGAATTGTCTCCTTTTTGCAATTATATTATTTATACTTTACAACATTTTGAGGAATTTGGCGAACTCTAGTGCTTCTTGTTTCGCCTTTCTTTGACGTTTCTTAACATCAAATTCCTTTTTTAACTCTGCAACATGTGCTTCGACCAACGCTCCGTGGTTCCAAACCCACTCCTTACCTTCCATAATACCTTCAACAAAAGCATTGGGTGCGGAAGGGTCTGCTACGATATCAGCAGCTGTTGCTAAGTAAAAATCATCTCTCACATAGTTTGCACCATTCCTCTGATCCAAACTTCCCATGCCCCTAGATGAAACGCCTAACTTGGCACCCTCATCCATAAGGTTCTTAACAATTTCTCCCATCGGTGTGGCCATAATCTTTGCCTCACCAATGAAATTTTTACCATCAGGAGTCAGAGAAGTAATCATGTGGGACACTCTTTCCAAATTGACGGTTGGTCCGTCTGGATGGCCCAGTTCACCAAATGCACGACTCTCTCTGATAAAATTCTTATTATACTTTGAAACTTCTTTCTCTAGAACTTCCATAGGGTAGACCCGGCCGTTACGGTTCTTCACATCTGCTTGCATGAAGATACCTTTAATTTTATAATCTTTTTTGCCGTTTTCTTTTTCTTCGCAGATATATTCTACTTCTTCTACGGCCTCTGAAAATAATTTTACGGTCTGCATCGAATATCCCCTATGATGTAAAGTTTTCGTCTTTACGCAGTTCAATAATCATTGAACCAGAACAATTACGCAAACTCAGCTCTAAATCGCCAGAGGTTGCAGTTGTGTTTGTTGCGCTGTTAGTTATCGGCCCCGCCGTTCCATCATAGTGACCTGTACCAGCAAGATTAATTGCGAGAGTATCAGAAGATGCACCTTTAAATTCAATAAACGCCCAGTTTTGATCATCGTCAGCAACACCAGCTGTAATTGCCCACCAAATACGAGTAATATCCAACATGGCCCCATTTGCATGGCCATCAAGGCCAGAAGCATCTAAGATATTATTGTTTGATGAAGCTTCATCATCCCAATTAACCAAAATGGTAACTTTACCTCCAGCACCGGAAGCATTAACCACTGTATCTTTTAATGTTCTAGTTGCAACAGCCATCCTCTAACTCCTTAAATCGAAAGCATTTCTTTTTCAAAATATCCCATAAGTTCCTTCTCTGGAACTCTATATTTTTTTGAGATATCAGCTATAGTTTTCTCGAAACTATTTAGGAAATCTGAAGGTTTAGCGTCCATTTTACTAAAAATATCGTCCACGGCATCCTTCATTTTAGGAGAAAGCTTCTTATACAGCTTAGATTTCCTGTGTTCATCTTTTTCTACAACTGTAGATTCATAGATTTTCTCAATCCGTTTCATTTTCCATGCTCTTAACAAATGTTTTGGCCATATCCCTGCGGCGTAGTTCTAAAGCATCCCCAACTTTAGTTGCAAGTTCACCATTAAAGATTTTTTCAGCTTCGATATTATCTCCGCTATTTAATGCATTTACTAATTCTTTGCTCATTATTTATCTCCATTTCCGTTTTTCTTTTCAGCTGCATCAGCATCTTTTAACTTTGCATCTGCTTTTGCTTGAGCTGCTTGTGCTGCCTTCAGTTCATCTTCTGGGTCTTCTGTACCGTGGAAGGTATCGTAATCATCAGCACCAATAGGCGCTCCAGTGCCATCTGAAGGATAACGAGTAACACCATCGCCGCCTGTCGGAAGTGAGATACCACCATCCATTGGATCGGCTTCCAGTTCCCTTGCAATTTGATCTCTCATTTCATCAACCTGAGAATCGTTCATGCGAAGCACATGTTTAAGCACATATTCCTTACTAAAGAATGTTCCAATATAAGATTGTATGCTATCTAATGCATCAATACGATCCCTCAACAGTTCAGCTTCTTTCAGTTCTGCAAAGTGACCATCCTTCAAGAAATCATATTGGATATGTTCCTTCATGTGGTCCCAATCCTCTAACGAAATGATACCTTTCAATATCAATTGTGTTTTGAGAATATCAGTAAATAAGGGAGTAAATTTCTTTCTAATTTTCTGAATGAACTTAGTAAACTTCAATTCATCCCGTGTAATTTCATTTGCCCGACCAAGACTGAACGAGTTCTCAGCTTCAAGTCTTGAAATAGGAACATTGAGAGAGCGATATAGTTTCTGTCTGAAATATTCAATATCGTCAATTTCGCCTAGATTGGAACCACCAGCGAGAGTATCAATCTCTGTCCCTCTTCCACCCTCACGACGAGGTAGCCAAAAATCTTCCAACATTGACATGTGGTTACGATCATCTCGTATTTCTTCAGTGCTAGCATCATAAACTAGTTTATTACGATAACGATTCATAACGTCTTTTAAGTATTGTTCTGCTTTCACCTTGGGCAAATTACCAACATCAATGTAGAAAATCCTACGTTCTGGTGCCCTTGAAATGCGGTAGATAACCAACGCATCTTCAATCATTCTTAATTGATTAACAGGTTTAATTGCTTTATGTAAATACGACAGAACCTTACCACCGTTCTGGTCAATTACACCAGACGGACAAAATGCAACTGCATCAGCTGCAATCTTTAGTCCTTGGTTAGCTCCACCATATCCAGCTGAGAAAAGTCCCTTTTCATTGTAGATGTAATACTCATCAATTTTCTTGATCATATCTACGCCGGTTTTAGGGTCTTTATCTTTTTTAACCTGTCTTGCTTTTTTAATTTTTGTAGGGTCAATGTATCTTAGATCGACAATTCCTCTTCTGGGATTTTTTGAATCAATAACTTTATGGTAGAAAATTCTGCCATCTACATACCATCGACGCAAAATATCATGACCCTTATGTTCAAATTCCAAAAGGGATAATACCTCATCAAATTCTTTTCTTATTGCTCTTTTAATTTTTTCTGGGTATGGTAATCTGTCAGTTCTAAGTGTAACTGCTTGAGATACTTCATCAGAAGTTATAGCTTCATTGATAATATCTTCAATTGCACTATCGCACTCTGGTTGCTGTGCAATGTCTCTATATCTACGAATAAGGTCAAGTTCTGTCTTCTCTCGCCCATCCGTATCTAAAATTTGGCCAAAGAAACCCCCACCGGCAATATCTATTGTGCCGTCATCAGGAGTCGGGGTGGTGAAAATCTGTTCACCACCCGTTTCCTTCTTTGTCCTATTAATTGAAAACCCGAAAAGTTCAGCCATAATATCTCCTACTTCCTTTATTTAGTAGGTTTTTATTGTCACTATTCAAACTATGCGGTTAATGTAATATCGCCTGAGAATCCTGCACCCTCAATCGCATTAGTTATGAAGTGTTGATATCTCCATGTCACAGAGAAACTTTCAATTTCGTTGGCACTGGCAGATGCTAATTCAATAGCAGCAATAGCCTGCGGCCATGCATTAACGAACTGATATGCTTTGAGTACAGTGTCATCTCTACTAAGTTGATAAACTTTAAGATCAGCACAGTAAGCTCTACTATCTGCAACACCTTGCCCTGTAGCTAAATCATTAATGTTGTTTGACCAAGTTTCTATTGCATTTCGTAGTGCAAAGTTTGTATCATTAAGAAATGTAACTTCCCAAGCATCAGCAAAGTCTCTGTCTCCAGCTATTCTAATTGTTCTCCCACGAAACGGAAGTTCAATTTCTTCAATTGAAGAGCCTGGCAGACTAGCCGCAGTGCATAGAAAAGAAGCATTTCTGGACAGAGCGGGACTGATACCAGCACTGACAGGCGGATTGTTGATTTCAATTTTGAATTGGTTTGATCTGGCACCACCACCAACTAATTGTGCTCTAAAATCGTCTATTGTTCCAACCATTTTTTGTTACCTCCTAAAACTTGCCAACAACTTCAGAGAACTCAACCCCTGTGCGAACCGCAACAAAGTTAAGAGTAATGAAGTTGATTGATCGTGCTGGTTTGATGTAGATATCGCCAATAAACTCGTTTCGGTCAATAACTTCACCTGTGTTATTGGTGCCATCAGCAACAACTTGGAAGTCAGTGATACCTCTACGACCCTGTACATCTCTCAAGAAAGGTTCAACCATATTACGGAACTGTGCCCGTGTAAACTCATCGTTGAACTCAAAGAGCATGTATTTTGCAGCAGTGGCGATTGATTTTTCAAGAACGAGAAACAATCGACGCACGTTAATGCGGTCAAATGCACTTGGTCTTGTTAATGCTGTCTTATCGCCAAAGAGAACAACACCTTGGCCGGGGAAATCAACAACAGGGT